TTTAACCTTAGAGAACTTAAAGTCTTCATGCATTTGTTGACGTACTAAAGCAATGTCGTTCTTATCTTGATCATTACGATCATCAACAATATCAAACCACTCACCACGACCAAAGACAGCTTCAGAGATCTCTGCTTGCTTAGACTCAATAGCTTGCTGTAGTGCTGGGGTTACTAGACGACTACGCTCAGAGTCACGAGTCTTATCTGCTGCATCCCACATACCACGAAATAAACGCTCATACTCTTCCCACTTGTCTAGGTAGTTTACGTTGCGATGATCTCTCCATCTGTTGCAATGATCTACAACAAAAGATACTAGTTCTTTATCTTCACTAGTTACTTCGTCTTCTTTAAATTCTGCCATGCTTAGTCTTCCTCAGTAGTGTCGTCAACAGATGTAGCAAATGGGTCTTCAAACTCAATCTCAGTTTCTTCTACAGGAACAAAGAAGATTTGATTGTCTTTAAGTCCTTCTTCCTTGGCTGCTGTAATGATCTTCATCAAACAGTCACCACTAAGGTAGTTCATCTCTTCTTTGATAACTTCCCATACTGCTGGGTTTTTGCTAAGCTCTTCAAAGTTAAGAGGAACAAATTCATTTTCTTTTTCGTACATTTAGTATCCTGCTATAAAGTCCATCGGTTCATATTCATCTTCATCATCATCAGTGAAGTACGAAGTTACAGCTAATTGATCTATGTAGCTTAACGCATCAATCAAGTCATCATGTACTTGTGGGGTTGGGAACATTAGTAGCTGGTCTTGGAACTCTTTCCAATCTTCATCCTCGTTCAGGATAACCTTACCGTGCTCAAACCGTCCTTGTAATGCCCACACTATACGCTCTGTCTTTTGTTTACCACCATGCGTTAAGTCTTGTATTGTAGCGTAGGTATTCTTAGACCTCATCAGATCACTTAGATAGGGCAACACAGCGTTTCTAACTGTGCCTCGCTCCATCCCTACACCCACAGGTTCAAACTCCTGTATGTTCTTTAAAATGCGATTGGCAGCGTCTTTAACATCCCATCTACCATGTTCAATCTTCTTAACAAACCAGACACCATCATCAGTTACTTTAACTACAGCGATAGCTGATTCGTCTAATCTTTTCTTTCTTGTCTCAGAGTAGTTGGTATTAGTAAACCCAGCTAAGTCGATAGCGATGTAATAAACACCATCATCAGGTTCTTCACCAAACTTTATCCACTTCTCTTTGAATAGGTCTGTACCTGCGTTATCAAAGGAAGCTTCATACTCTTGTTTAAAGGAGAAGCTACTTAGTGTCTTCTTAGCACCTTCAATCTCTTTAGGATCAATCAGAGGGTTATCTTTGGTAGTAAAGTGCCAAGACTTCCATTCTTCATCCTCTCCTGCAAGACCAAGGTTGTACATGTCGTAGAACCAGTTACGTCCTTTAGGTGTGCCTATAAACAAAGCACTACCTTTTTTATCAGAAAGAGAAGCTCTTAATACTTTCTCCCAAGTCTCTGCTTTAATGTCAGCTACTTCGTCAAGTACCAAATAAGTAAGACTGACCCCACGCAAAGTATCTGGACGATCTGATCCTCTAACATATATCTTAGCTCCATTAATCAGAGTGATATCCATATTATTAACGTGGCTAGATTGAATAACATCTCTACCTAGTTCCATTAATACATCCCAGATAATCTGTCTAGCTTGTCCTTGAGTAGGAGCTACATACATTACTGCAGACCCTTGTGGGCAACGTAGTCCTTCTACTAATAATGACACAGCAGATAATCTAGATTTACCACAACGTCGTCCAGCGACAATAACCTTAAATCTGGTATTATCTTGGAATACTTCTTTCTGCCAAGGTAGTAACTCAAAACTAAGATTCATTATCTATTTCCTCATAGTCAACTATCTCAGCTTCTATATCTTGTACTGCTTCTACTTTAGTTTCACCAAGCCCAGTAATATTAATGGTGACAGCATTACGTTGTCCCTTAGCATCTTTCTCAAATAATGATGTGGGTAGTAATCTATCCATACACATCTTTAAAGCTGCTATTTGATCTTTGTCTTCGTCATCTAATGCTTTACGAATAACAGTATCTATTATCTTTGTACCGCTAGAACTAAGTAGTCTTGCTTTAAACTCTTGAATTCTTGCTGCATCTCCTGCTGGTCTTCCTACTTTGCCTGGTTTCTTCTTACTTTCCACAAGTGACTTAGGTGGACGACCTCTCCTACGTGGGGCTGTGGGAGGAGACACAACAATAGAAGACAATTCCTTTAAATCTTCAGACATCAGAACCTTTTCTTTTCCTGCTACGCAGAGAACGGATTACAACAAATATAAATATAAACTCTAAACTACTACTTAGTTTAACTACTTAGTTTACTACTTAGTGTTACAGATAGTTTTTATTCTTGTTGTTTTCTATCTGTTGTCTTTTCTGTTACATTTCTTCTTAGTACAACTATTATACCACAACTTCTTAAATTTGTCAAGCTTTATTTTTATTTAGTTGTCTACGATGCACATCTTCTGGGTATAGGGAAGCTGAGTTATGCGGGTCTAGGGAGACAAGCTTGCACGTATTCCGCAATAGCCTTTATCATGTAGTCTTCTGTAGCTATCTTCTACTATCTTAAGTCATTGATTTCATTGAACATATTGCCTAGCTATACTGCCTAATATTTAAGCAGAATATTGCCTATTATTTAAGCAGTCTTAATTCTTCTTCTCGTGAATTTAGTAGCCTGAGTCAGAAATTTAAAGATTAAGCTACCCCTCCCCCGTCTTAATAGCTAAAAACTATCAATTATGAAGACTTGATAGCTAAATACTATGATAAACTAGGGTAAACACCTATAGGACTATATTGTAGAGCATGCTAGGGAATTTATTGAGTAGATAAGGGTTAGATTGTCACTATAGAACTACCTAGAACTATCTAGCTATTGATCAAGCCTAGGATCTATAGATATTGCCTAATATTTAAGCAATTCTAGGGTAATCCCTAATAAATATATGTAAATAATTTCAATAATCTTGACCTAGATCAAGAAAATACCCTAAAAGCTATGGATAATAGAGGTAAGCAATAAAATAATTAATAACTAAACAAGGAATATAAAATGACTATCAGGAAAACTGTAATTGATCTTAATAAGATGTCGGAAGATGGGCGCAGTTATTACCTTCAGGATCTATTGCTAGATCTAGCAGAGGGTTTAAAAGATTTGGCAGGGGACAAACCTAGGTATGATTATATTAAGCATTTAATAGATCATGCAGAACAAGCAAGCAAGGATCTAAAAGAGTGGAGAATAGCATGATCAAGATCAAGAATTATCATATGGTATTATTCACAATAAGTACTGTAGTTTTAGGGCAAGTAGTATTCTATCTAACATCAATAGGAGCAATATAAAATGCAAGTACATTTAACACTAAAAAGCAGCAATACTAAGACAGGGGCAATACCTGTATCTACCACTGAAAAAAATAGCTGCCCTGATACCTGCAGCCTAAAAAATAATGGCTGCTATGGGGAAGACTATCACCTTAACATGCATTGGAATAAAGTTAGTGATAAAGCTAGGGGTACAAACTGGCATGAATTCTGTAACATTATTGCAGGGTTTAAACCTGATACATTATGGCGTCACAATCAAGCAGGGGATCTACCAGGTGTAAGCAATAAAATTGATAGTGTTAAGCTTGATCAGTTAGTGCAAGCAAACAAGGGTAAAAAAGGGTTTACTTATACTCATTACCCAATAGATGACAATGCAAACTTAGCAGCTATTAAATCATCTAATGATCAAGGGTTTACTATCAATATTAGTACTGAAAATATTGCTGCAGCAGATAAAGCTTATAACTTAGGGTTACCTAGTACTGTAGTTCTTACATCTAACCCTGGAAGCAGCACGATTAAAACACCTGCAGGAAATACTTTAGCAATTTGTCCCGCTCAATTGAAGGATGATGTATCATGCAAAACGTGTCAATTATGCCAAAAAGTAGATCGTAAAGTAATTGTAGGGTTTATTGCTCATGGTAGTAGTAAAGCAAAGGTAATTAAGATTCTAGCTGTAAAAGCATAATTCAATTTAATTTATAAGGGGTTTAAAATGTTAGTCTTTAATTATGTAAGTAAAAAGGTATTAAAAGAGAGTATTGGAAAACCATTAATCTATATAGAGACAAGCCTATTCAGGGCAGAATATAAAGCTAATGGGCTATTAACAGGGGCTAATCGTCCCCATATAACAGGGCACGGCAGAGAGTTTTACGCTAATGTCACAATGGAAAACGGATTAATCAAAGGGGTTAAATAATGGATAACTTTCAAGCTATAGGAATTGCAGAGGGTTTTATAGAAGCAGATAACGAAGAGCAAGTGATTGCAGCATGGCAATATCTGCATGATACAAAAATAGGTTATGGATTACAAGGATTTTTTGGACGTACATTAAACCAACTATTAGAAGAGGGCATAATATCATGAGCAATTTTATTGAGAGAATTTTAAGCAGCAACGGGAAAATATTCACTGTAGAATTCATTAAAAAAGATGGTACTCTCAGGGTAATGAATTGTAGGCTAGGGGTCACTAAGCACTTAAAAGGTGGATCAAGTACATTAAACCCTGATAAATTTATTACGGTATACGATCTACAATCAAAAGGGTATAGGGCAATTGATAAACAATCTATTAAAACGCTAAGGGGAATCTAATGGAATACGTTAAACAATTAGCAGATATAAGCAGGACTGATAATAATAATTGTGCTCTGAATGCTATGAGCATTGTCTTAAATAAACCCTATTATCAAGTTGCAGAGACGTTTAAAGATCTAGGCAGGGTAAGGGGTAAGGGCTGCAGCGTACGCACGATTACGCATGCTCTAAACGTGTTTAAACACTATCCTAAACCTGCGGATATCAATAATTATCAAATGCCCACAAAAATGAAGGTGTCACTTGCTAAGTTTGCTAAGATGTATCCGAAGGGTAAGTATTATGTTATAAAATCACGTCATGCACTTGCATTGATTGATGGTGTATGGTATGATAACCAAGTCCCTAACCCTAGGGCATACGTTAAATACTTTTTTAAGGTAGATTAAAATGGAAAAGAATTATTATTGTAATGGTATTTGGTTTAAATCTTATGACGAGGCTACCAGGTACGCATGTAGGGTTATAACGTTGTG